TAAAACTAGAACTAATGGCTACTGGTGAAAACGCTGGTATCTGGGGTACTAAAACAAATACAAATTTACAATTAGCTGAACAAGCAATAGCTGGTTATGAGAGTGTAAGTGTAACTACTGCAACTATTGCTTTGGCAATGTCAGATGGACAAGTATCTCAAGCTAGAAATATGGTTCTAGGTTTTGGTGGTAGTTTAACAGATAATACTAATGTTACAGTTCCAAACAGTATAGAAAAAATTTACATAGTTCAAGATAATACTACACATGGTTCAAGCACATTAACTTTTAAAACAGCGTCAGGCACAGGATTTCAAACTGATGCAGGTAAAATTCATTTGGCATTTACTGATGGAACAAATATGAATGAAATCGCATTAGATACTCTAGGTGGCGTAATTAATACTGCATCAATATCTGACAATGCAATCACAACTGCTAAAATTTCTGATAACCAAATAGTTACTGCTAAAATTTCTGATAACCAAATTACGACAGTAAAAGTAAGTGATCTTGCAATTACTACTGCAAAAATAAGTAATAATGCAATTACATCAGATAAATTATTAAGAAAATTTACAATTACAACAAACATAACACCTGCTGGTGGTGCAGATGGAGATTTATGGTTTGTTTATAGTTAATGAGGATTAAATGGCAGAAACTTATGTCCACAATGGAACAGAATTTAAAAATGCTCAACAAATTTATGGTAATGTTTCTGGAACATTTCAAGAAGTAAATGCTGCATACGCAAATGTAAGCGGCACATTTAAATTAGTTTTTTCAGCTTTTCAAGCAACATCTTTTGTTACATTATCATCAGGTACAGGAACTTTTACAGTTCCTGCAAACGCTAATGCATTACATATACAAGCAGCAGTTGGTGCTGGTGGGGGTGCAGCAGGTGGAGCAGATTACGATAAAGCAGGTGGAGAATCTGCTGGAGCAGGTGGTGGATCTGGAGGTTATGTATCAGATAAAGTTTTTTCATTAAATGCAGGAGATACTCTTACATTTTCTATAGGGTCTGGTGGAGCTGCAGGTAATCAAACTGCTAATTTTAAACAACCGAGAACTGCAAGTGCAGGTACAAGCACAACATTATCGAGTGCAGCAGTTGGATCTTTATTTGTTTTAACTGGTGGTGGTGGATCATCAGGTACAAGTGGTGGAGTGCAAGGACCATTGAGAACAAACAATGCTGGTACAGCTGGTACTGCAACAGTTGCATCAACTTTGTCTACAGGTAATTTTAGAGATTCAGATGGACAGACAAAAAGTATTACAACATTAACATCTGGACCTGCTGGAACATTTAATGATTCAGGAAATGGATCTGCAGGATCTTTATCTGGCTCAGGGAATTGTGGAGGTGACAATTGTAGAATAGATGGATTTTCAGGTGGTGCATCATATGACTCAAACATTGCTGGTGGTACAGCTGGAAGCTCATCAGGAGCAGGTACAAATGGTGGACCAGGAACAAGAGGATCTGGTGGTGGTGGAGGTGCTGCACAAGTGAATTCTGGATCTACTGATGGTGGTGTTGGTGGAGATGGTGAAATAGTTTACAGATTTATTAAGGTATTATAATGGCATTAACGAATGTAAAAATAGTTCCTGGTTTTGATAAAACAGATACACCATCAGGTGCAGAGGGAAAATGGATAGATGGTGACTTTGTAAGATTTCGATATGGACAACCAGAAAAAATAGGTGGCTTTACAGCAATAGGACAAAAAACTTTATCAGGTCCAGCAAGAGCACAACACTCTTTTACAGATTTAGAAGGTAGAAAATATGCAGCCATAGGCACATCAAAATTACTTATAATATATTATGGTGGTGCGTTTTATGACATTACACCGTTACAGACAGCAATTACTGGAGCTACGTTTACATCAACGAATAATAACGTAACTGTAACTGTAAATAAAGCAGCTCATGGTTTAGTGGTTGGAGAATACTTTACTTTTACATCCGTTACATTACCTGGTGGAGGTGCTACTGGATATGCAACAACAGATTTTACAGATAATACATTTGAAGTAATAACGGCCACCGTAGATACATTTACTGTTACAATGCCGTCTGTTGAGTCAGGTACAGGTATGACAGCTGCGGGATCTGCAACAATTAATCCATATGAAGATATTGGACCTATATTGCAAACTGCTGGTTATGGTTGGGGTACAGGATCTTTTGGTGGACAAGTATCTGGGGCACAGACAACGACATTAAATGGTCTTTTACAAAATGATACTGCAGGAACGGGTGGTAGCGGAACAAGTATTACGCTTACATCAGCTACTGGGTTTTCAGCTACTGGCGGAACAATTTTAGTTGGTGCGTTAGGAAGTGCTACAGCTGAGATAATTACATATACAGGAGTAAGTTCTAATGATTTAACTGGTATATCAAGAGGTGCATTGGGATCATCAACAGCTGCACATAGCTCAGGATCGTTAGTTACAGAAATATCTGCGTTTATAGGTTGGGGACAACAAACAACAGTGTCATCAGTTATACTAGATCCAGGAAACTGGGCGTTAGATAACTTTGGAGATATTTTAACTGCAACTATAAGAAATGGTAAAACTTTTACTTGGGATGCAAGTGCTGCAAATCCATTAGGACAAAGAGCATCTATTATGACAAGTGCTCCAACAAAATCAATTGTTACTGCTGTATCAGATAGAGATAGACACTTTGTTCATTTTGGCACGGAAACAGTTATTGGAGATCCTAATAAGCAAGATCCAATGTTTATTAGATTTAGTGATCAAGAAAATTTTAATGTATACACACCCTTATCAACAAATACTGCGGGAACATTTAGACTGGATACCGGAAACACAATAGTTACTGCTGTCTCTGGTAAAGATTATATTTTAATTTTAACAGATCAAGCTGCCTATACTATGCAATTTGTTGGACCACCTTTTACATTTAGTATTAGACAAGTAGGTACAAACTGTGGATGCATAGGACAACATGCTGCAGCTTATGCAGATGGTAAAGTATATTGGATGGGACTTGCTGGTGGATTTTTTGTTTACGATGGTACAGTAAAACTCTTACCAAGTCTTGTTGAAGATTTTGTTTTTCAAACAGATGGAGATAATCTTGGTGTAAATTATGTATCTAATCAAATTGTTTATTCATCTCATAATTCATTATATAATGAAATTGTTTGGTTTTATCCTAAAGGCACACCAGTTGGTAATCCGTCTACTCAAATAGATAGGTCTGTTGTATATAACTATGTAGAGAATACATGGTCTACAATGTCTTTAGCAAGAACAACTTATGCTGATTCAATCACTTATGATAATCCACAAGCAACAGAATATGATTTAACTGGCACTCCTTCATTTCCAACAATAAATGGTGTTACAAACACATTTGGTGCAACTACGTATTTTGCACATGAAGATGGTGTCAATAAGATAGATTTAAATGGTGCATCATCAGCAATTACAGCATTTGTTCAATCAGGAGATTTTGATTTACCGATAGATGGTGATGGTGAGTTTTTATTACATTTACGAAGATTTTTACCTGACTTTAAAAATTTACAGGGTAATGCAGATATAACAATAGGAACAAAAAATTTTCCTACTGCAACTTTAAATACATCTGTTTCTTTTGTTGTTTCAACGACTACGGATAAAGTAGATACAAGAATAAGAGGTAGATTAGCAAATATAAAAATACAGTGTGATGATGTAGATGAAACATGGCGTTTCGGTACATTTAGAGCAGATGTTGAACCAGATGGTAGAAGATAATGGACCCAATAGAATTTCAAATACAACAACAAATATCTGATTTACAACAACAACCAGGTTTTGCAGGTTATCAACCTTCTTTCAATGAACCTGCTATATCTGTAGATGTTCCCAACCCAACTGTACCTGAACCAAATGTTCCTGGTCCAATCAGTAGAACGGTAGGTGGCATAAAAGATTTAGTTGCTAAAAATTTTAACCCTAGACAAACATTTTTAAACTATGCAGCTAATAAAGCTTTAGGCAAACAAGGTGCTGCTATTTTTGGAGCAAGTATGGGTATACTTCCATTAGCTGTACCAATGATTCAAAAAGCTGCGGGTGCTGTCACTAGTGCTTTAAGACCCGACCCAGTAAAACAAGGCATAGCGGGTTATATTGAACAAGTATATGGAACAACGCCTACCGGACAAATAGCAACAGGACCAATGTCAGGATACAATACAATGGGTGCTTTTGGCTCTCCTGGTGCAATAGATTCTGCAATAAGTAGAATTGGTAAAATAGCATCTTCAAGAAGAAAAAGAGAATCTGAAGCACTTAAGAAAAAACAAGAAGCCCTAGAAGGTTATGTAAGTAATGTTCAAAGACAAATGACAATACAAAAAGGTGGCATGGGTGCTGACAGATTAATTGATAGAGGTAAACCGAATA